AACCATGATAACACCGTAGAATCTGTTGTTAACCATCTTCTTAGCGTATCTAGTCATGATACCCTTAATTGGTGTGAAGTTGAATGGGTTGTACATAGTTGGAGTCAACTGTAATGGTACATATGGAGCGTAAACGTAACCTGTATCCAACAAAGAAGAACCTTTGTGACCAATCAATAATTGGTTTGGTGGGAAGTAAGGGTCACGATATACTTGATATCTACCTGATAATGTACCAACTCTTTCAATACCCATGTTGTATTGGTCTTGGTCTGGAGCTGCGTTTGATACGTGGAAGTACTCCAAGTCATCAAAGATTGCAGAAATTTCAGAAGAACATACAATCCAGTTAGCACCACCTCTAAGAGTAGACTTGTGGATTTGAGCAGACAATTGGTTGATTGCTGTAATCAACGTCTGGTTCCAATCCTTCTGGTTGTAGTTTACTGAACCGTTAGAAATTCTCTTCCAACCGTTGTAGTCCCATCTTAAAGACCATGCAGCACCTTTTCTCAAATCTCTCAAGATTTCACGGTCGATTTCAGCCGCCACTTGCTCAGACAATAAAGCTGTCAATTCAGCCTCAGCGTCGATGTTGTGGAATGCAGAAACGTCCTGTGCCAATTCTGGAGACCATTGTGCTCTTAATTTTCTTTCAGTTACAGAAACTGTTACAGACTGTAAGTCAAAAGAAACTTCACCGATTGCATCTTCAAATTCCAAAGTCTTGTAAACTCTGTAAGTTGCTTCGAATGCCGCAGCACCTGCAGTCAATGGTGCAGTAAATGTAGTACCTGTGTAACCATCAGTTGATGAAGTAGAACCGATTGGTGCTGGAGTTGATGTATCTACAGCCAAGTAGATAATACCGTTAGCAGAACAGATGTTATCATAAGAACCACCTGGACCTTCTGGTGAAGAGTAGAAGTTAGTCTTAACTTCAGAACCGTACTGTACGATACCTTTACCATACTTCTGAGTAACTACGTTAAAGTTCCAGTAAGAAGTAGAACCTGTACTTCTAACTTCCAAAGAAGCTAAGAAATCTTCAGTATCCATTTCTTGACCATCAGGACCGATTAATTTACCAGCACCTGCTGAAGAGAAACCTGACAATGCAACAAGTACTTGTCTTACGTTACCTGTGTATGTAGCAGCAGCTGCAACAACTAAGTCACTACCGTCCCACTCAACGTTAGTCAAACTTCTCGTCAAAGCTGAATATTCACCTTTAGAGTAGTCGAACAAACCTGCAGGGTCAGAGTTAGGTACTTCACCTTCGTAGAATTGGTCATACAAGTTTTTAGCGTAACCTTCAGAACCATAACCTTGGTTAACGTCTGTAGATGCACCTGGTGCACCGAATGGTTTTTCGTGTGAACCCGCACCATTTTGACCTCTTTGAATCATTGGTACGAAGTAGAATAATTTACCGATTGGTAAGTTCATAGCTTGAACAGATACGATATCGTTAGCTAATAATTTTGAGAATACTCTTCTCACGATAGGGAAAACTACAGTTTCGAATGAACCTGAACCGTCCGCTGATGATGCTTCGTTGATTAAGTGAGAAGCTTGGTTCTCATACAACTGAGCTACGTTTTCTCTCATGTGGCCTTTCAAGCCATCCAAGAAACCTAATTTGTCCCATTTGTTAATTGTGTCTTCTTTAATAACTTTCAAGTGCTTAAGACCGATGTTACCAACAAGACCGCTTTCTAATAATGCTCCCATTTTAATATTTTTTTAGGATTAGTTTATTTTTTTTATTTGATAATTTTTGACATCAAATCCTTCATTCTCATGAACTGTGGATTCTCATATGTCTTTGATTCAATAAGATTCGAAGATGAACCTTTAGCTGGTGTCTTAGAAACTTTTGTAGAAACAGATTCTGCAATTGTTTCAGCCGACTTAGCATCAAATTCTTCTTTCAAAGTCTTATACAAACCTTTAGATTCTTTCAACGTTTCAACTGAATCGAATCTTCTAAGGATGTTGATTTTCTCTTGCTTCGTAGTAGTGTTCTCAGTGAACAATCTTGTAGCGTAAGCTAAGTTTGAGTTGAATACTGCAACTTCGTTCAATTTCTCTTTGAAGATGTTAAGTGCCTTACGGTACTCTTCGTTCTTCTCTCTTAACTGAGCAACTTCTTTTTCTAAAGACTCATTTCT